TTCAAATGGGATGTCAAAGAGTTCATCAAGTACGGTGAACAAAATGCACTGAACCCCATTTGGATGAAAGAACTTGAAAATGCATCCGCAAGATTCCACATTTCCAGGCTTGAAGCTTTGAAACTGGAAACACAGCAGACCATTGAAAAGCTGTTTGGTGGTCAGCTTGATGAAGTTGATAAGTTACTAAAAAAGACTTATTTACAGAACTACTATCACACAGCATATGAGATTCAGAAAGGTTGGAACATTGGATGGGATATTGCAGCGATTGATGAAAGGACTGTTGAAAAGTTAATTTCAAAACCATGGGCAACTGACGGAAAGAATTTCAGTGACAGGATATGGTCAAACAAAGCTGCCTTGATTGATGAAGTTCAGAAACAGCTTACAAGAACAATCATGCTTGGTAAAGAACCTGATGATGCAATCAAAGCTATTGCTGCAAAGATGAAAACATCACAGGGGCAAGCAGGAAGGTTGGTGATGACTGAATCCGCTTATTTTGCTTCACAGTCACAGAAGGATGCTTTCAATGCACTGGATGTTGAAAAGTTTGAAATTGTGGCAACCCTGGACAGTCACACATCTGAAATATGCAGGGAACTTGATGGGCATGTGGAAGATATGAAGAATTATGAACCAGGTGTCACTGCTCCCCCCTTCCATCCTTGGTGCAGAACAACCACTGTCCCCTATTTTGAAGATAACTATGGGGAAAGAGCAGCAAGGGGTGCTGATGGTAAAACCTATTATGTACCAAGCAACATGAAATATAATGACTGGAAAGAAACATTTGTTGATGGCGGTTCAAAGGATGGATTGCAGGAAGTCACTGGAAGTGGTAAAATCAAGTTACCTATAAACACAGACAGCGAAGTTTATAAGAAGCTTGGTGAAGAACATTACAATGCTTTGCATGACATTCTGAATGAAGCACCTGAAAAGCAAAAGGTAGTTTGGCAGAAGCTTGAAAATGACTTGACGGTTAAAAGCGCAACTTCAAAGGTTCATCCATGTTGTCATGGTACACAGGGAATTGAAATGGATGTCGCAAGGGATGCGAAAGGTACAAGTTATTCAAAACCCTATCAGACTACATTTCATGAATTTGGGCATAATATTGACTATATTGCTAATAAGAAGTTTGGTAATGGACTATCAATTCAACCATTTTCTTATACTTACCAAGACAACATCTTTGGAAAGACCCTGGAAAAAGAAATCAATGACAGGGTTGATGCCCTGGCAGCAAAGATGAAAGCAGACTTCAAAGCACATGCGGATGACTTTGAATGGTTGCATAAGAATGGTTATATCAGTGATTGGAACTATGATTTTTTCAAGAAATACGGTTCATGGGTTGGTGGAAAGCCGAAGTTTTCAAAGTCAATGGCATACAGTGCTATTGAAAAAGAGGTAAAAGAATTGACCATGGTTGTAAATGCTAACCTGTCAGACATCTTGGAAGGTGCAACCAAGGGCAAAATACAATGCGGATTTGGGCATGGAAAATCATATTGGTCACAAGCTGAACATAAACTATCAACAGAAGCCTTTGCTGAAATGTTTGATTCAAGTGTTTGCAACACAGTTCAGTTTGAAGCAATAAAGAAATACTTCCCTGAATCATGCAAAATCTTTGAAGAAATACTTGATGCAATTTTGAAGGGGTGATGAAATTGCTTGATGAACTTTTGAACAAATATGCTGAACAATTTGATGATAATTTCCCCATCTTTGCTGTTCGTGGCAAGGATGAGGATGAAATCATCAAGATTATTCAGAAGTGTTTGGATGAAAATAAACCTTTTGAACCTGAATACCTTGATGGTGTTGACTATTAACCGAAAACCAACATATTGATTGAAGCATCCTGAACAAGGGTGCTTTTTTCATACCCAAAACCGCCTTTTTGGTATTGTAGGCGAAAAAGAACAAGACAAATAGGACTGGACTGAACCAGGTTAAAAAATGAATTTGAAAGGATGGATTGAACAATGAAGAAAGAAGATTTGGTGAAATTAGGACTTGATGAAGAAACTGCAAAGAAAGTGGCAGAAGCATCTGCGGAAGAATTGAAAGGCTATATCCCAAAAGCAAGGTTTGATGAAGTCAATAATGAAAAAAAGAAACTGGAAGGACTTCTGTCTGAAAGGGATGCACAGCTTGAAACCTTGAAGAATTCCACTGGTGATGTTGAAGCTATGAAGAAGCAAATTGCAGACCTTCAAGCTGAAAATAAGAAAAAGGATGAAGCACACGCTGCTGAAATCAAAAAACTGAAAGTGGATTCTGCTGTTTCCGCTGCGCTTGCTGCTGCAAAAGCGAAGAATGAAAAAGCAGTCAGGGCATTGCTTGACATTGATTATGAAAAGGTTGAACTTCTTGAAGATGGCACAATTAAAGGTTTGGCTGACCAAATCAAGAAGCTGACCGAAGCGGAAGATTCCAAGTTCTTGTTTGACACCGAAAAGAAAAAGCAGACATTCAAGGGTGCAAAGCCTGGTGAATCAGGAAATGATGACGGTGACAGCGTGATGACCCTTGACAAGTTCCTTGCTTTAAGCACAGAAGAACAGATTCGTTTCAAGAATGAAAACGAAAATTGGAAAGAGTTATTAAACATCTAAAATTGTGAAAGGTAGGTAATTAACTATGGCAACTTATTTGAATTTCCCTTTTGACCCTGAACTTTTCTTGCTTAACTGGCAGAATGAAAAAGACCCCACAATGACAGCTTTGCTTGATAGTGGTGCAGTTCAGGCAAATGACAGAATCAAACAACTGATTTCCAATGGTTCAGATTATTACACCATCCCCTTCTATTCGGTAATTGGTGGAACACCTGACAACTATGATGGTGACACAGACATTTCAACCGAAGAAGTAACAGGCAAATCCCAAAGCGGTATTGTCTATGGTAGAGCAAAGGGATGGAAAGACAGAGATTTCATTCGTGACTTCAACAGTGGTGCTGACCCCATGAAGCAAATTACTTCACAGGTGGCAAGGTACTGGCAGAAGTACAGACAGAAAGTAATTCTTGCAATATTGAACGGTATCTTCAACATTGCTGATGATGGTAGTGATGCATGGGATGAATGGCAGAATCACACTTTAAACATTGCAACTGCAACTGACACTGTGGGAGCATCTAACAAAATTGGTGCAACAACAGCAGGTGATGCTGTTCAGAAGGCTGTTGGTGATGCTTTCAATGAATTCAGCCTTGCAATCATGCACAGTAAGGTTGCAAATGGACTGGCAGGACTTGAACTTCTTGAATACCGCAAGTACACTGACCCCATGGGTATTCAAAGGCAGTTAAGACTTGCTGATTACAATGGATTGACTGTTCTAATTGATGATGGTGTTCCTGTAAAGAACAGTGCAACTGCATCTGGCGCAAAGGAATATACCACTTATCTGTTTGGTATCGGTGCAATCCAGTATGCCCCTGCCCCTGTGGATACACCTGTTGAGGTTGTTCGTGAAGCAAAGAAGGATGGCGGTTACAATGAACTTATAACAAGAATTCGTGAAACCTTCCATCCGAACGGATTCAGCTTTGTGAAACCTTCTGATTCTTATACCGCTTCCCCCACTGACAATCAGCTTGGTGCAAATGCAAATGGTTCTTCCAACTGGGTAATTGCAGGAAATCCGAAGAACATTGCGATTGCAAGAATCATATCCAATGGCTAATAAAAAGCTGATTAAATTCAGCGAAAGGGGGTTGTACTGATGTTCATTGTTATTGAAAATCGTGTTTATGCTTTTGTAAAAAATGCATCTGGTAAATATCCGCTTGTATCCATAACAAAGGATGCAAGCGGTGCTATTACCATAAAAGATAAAGGTGAAGGCATTACAACCCTTCCTGCAATGTATAAAAAGATGACCTTGGAAGAAGTCATTGCAGCTTTCAACATAGCCGATAAAATTGTCGGTGACAACAAAAAAGCTGCTGATACAAATGAACATAAACCTATTACAGAAGCAAAAAGAAAGACTACAAATAAAAAAAGTTGCAAAATGAAAGGGGTGATAACCAATGGCTGATATATCTGACAGATTGGAAGCTTTGATTCAGACCATACAGAATGTATCAAGCCTTGGTGCATCCTTTGTTTATGATGTTGGGAAGCTGCTTGAATCATTCGGTTATGAAATGCAGGATGGTGATGATTGGCTTCTTGGCTTCTGCATTCAGAAGGTAGAAAACAGCATCAAAAATGAATGCAATGTTTCAAGTGTTCCTTGCGGATTGAAAAAAGTGGCTGCACAAATGATTGTTGGCGAATTCTTATTTGCAAAGAAAGGGATTGGGCAATTACAGGGGTTGGATATTGACATTGATGCAGCAATCAAGCAGATTCAGGAAGGTGATACAAATGTGACTTTTGCTTTTGGCAACGGAAGCATGACACCTGAACAAAGACTGGATTCGCTGATTGCTTATTTGATGACAAACGGTAAAAAGCAATTTATCCATTACAGGCGGTTAAGATGGTAAGGAAAGCGATTGAAAGTCTGTACAAAGATAAATGTTCCATTGTGGAATATAGGTCTTATAAAAAAGCAAATAAATCCACTGGACAGAAAGAATTTACCGTTCTTCAAGACCAACCCTGTAAATTGTCCTTTTCTACAATCAAGAGTAACACAGAAACCGCAAGTGCTGAAATGGTTACACAGGTGGTTAAGCTGTTCATTGCGCCTGAAATTGTTATCAAACCAGGTTCGAAGATAATTGTTGAACACCAAGGCAGAACAACTGCATATAAGAACAGCGGTGAACCTGCAATATACCCTTCACACCAAGAAGTGATGCTTGAACTGTTTGATGGGTGGTCATGATGGGCAAAAGTGTTAAAGTTTACACCAAAGGACTTGAACAGTTCAGGGATAGGTTGCAACAATTGAGTGAAGAACAAGTCCAAATATTCATTACTTCATGTGCCAAAGAACTTGCTGCAAGGTTATTGGCGAAAGTAATTAAAAGAACACCTGTTGGTGATTATGGAAAGTCCATCATGCGTGATGAAACAGGTGAAGCTATCCGATACAAAAGCGGAAAGAACAAAGGCAAGGTCAAAAAGCAAGTGGTTAAGAAAGGTGGCACATTAAGAAGGGGATGGACAGCTAAA